GAATAAGCATTTGCTTGACCTACTAAACCTGCTGCTTGGGCTGCCGCAGCACCTGTAGTTAAGCTTGCTGAATTAGTTCCGTAGTTGGTAGCTAAATTATTAGATTGATTTTGTGCAGATTGACCAATACCAGCTATTGAAGCTAATGTATTATAAATATTGCCACGTTGTGTTTGATAATTATTAAATGCGTTTTGATAAGCATTTCCTGCAAAATTTTGTGAATAATCTTGCATAGCTTTTAAAGAATTGCCACTAACAAGTCCACCTGCGGAATTTAATTGATTGTTTAAAGCACCTTGACCTTGCTGTAATTGAAATGCGTAATTAGGCGCTAAATTAGCATTTAAATCTGCATTAGTAAACGGTTTAGTTAAATAACCTGTTCCTGTCTGCGTTCCTATGGGATTACCATTGGCATCATAGGTTGTAGATTGTCCAGGCAGTAATGCGCCTATTTGATTTAAAGAGTTATAACCTGCGGCTCTTTGTGGGGCTAATTGAGCGTTTTGAGTATTAAAGATTTGTAATTGTTGAGCATTTGCTGCATTGGCTGCATTAGCTTGTGTTTGTGCTGCATCTGAAGCAGCGCCTCCACTAATTAGCGATCCTCCTAAACTTAATGCACCACCTATAACTGAACCAATACCCATATAATTTCCTTTTTACAACAGTTTAGTAAATACTTTATCTATAAATTTATAACCCATATATTCAAATAATGCTGTGTTATCTAAATGAACTTTTGTATTATAAATAACTCTATTAACACCTTGTTCTTTAAGTAACGCATCAGCAAACTTAAACATTTTTAAACCAACTCTGCCTTTACGATATTCTTTTTTTAAAAAGTAAATATCTTCAACAGCAGTTAAACAAGTTTGATAGTGTAAATGTGGAGTTATAAAGTAAATAATATAACCAATTAATACACCATCATCTTTTACAGTTACAATTTTTAAAGCGCCTTGTTTCCATAAATTTTCATATTTATCCCATGCTGGGTCTAATGGAAACTCTTTTGTAACACTTAATTCTTCATAATGTTCGCCAATTACTTGTTTTAGCTGGGGTAAATTATCAAGCCAATCATCGTCTTTATATTCAATCATTCAATTGCTCCATTCAATTGTTAAATTTTAATTATTATAATAAGGCACTTTTACCTGTTGACCATTTACAGTCATGTTAATAAATCCTGCAGGTTTTGCAGGTAACGTTGCTGTTCCTGTAGTTGCGGATGTCGAACCACTAAAATTAAGCAAATTTAAAAAAAATTGTTGCCAAGCACGAGTTGGTCTTTTTGTTGTTGCATCCAAAAATTCAGACTGTGGATAAGGGTTGGTCTGACTTGGCTTATAAAGTCCATTATTAACAGACATTAATTTTCGCCTTCTTCTGCTTTTAAGTTAGCTGATATTATAACCGCATTTATAGGGTCTGTAACTACAACCTCAAAAACTCTATCTCTAGCCCAACCTAATCTGCGCCAAATAGCACGATTTTTAAATTGCCCTATTTGACCAATTGTATGCCAATGTTCATTTGACCATGTAGAACCGCCATCATTAGACCAACGTAACATAGCTTGTGGATCAGCGCCTGTTGTAGCTAAATTAGCCCTTCCTGCAACTGCTAACCCTGCAATACCTACACCTGCAACAGCATTTGTAGGGCTTGTAGAACCTGTAACATTTCCTGTTAAACCTACGCCTGGTTGAAATTGAATTTGTAATTCTTGTAAGTATTGACGTTGTAAGTCTGTAACAATATGAGGCGTTCTGCGTAATCTACGAATATTTTGACCATTATCTGTGTAATTTGTAGGGTCTAATTGATAAATTTGACCATTTTGCCAATCACCTACTAATACTTGGCCTTGAAATAAAGCTGCACAATTGCCTCTGTGTCTGTGATAAACATTTTGATTATCTACCCATAACCATTTATGCCACATTTGTGTAGCATTGTCATAAGCCCATGTTAAATCTAATGTAGGAAATGAAATAACATAAACTTCATGGCCTTCCAATTGGTAAGTCCAAGCTACCGCATCATCAATATACTGATCTAATAATGTTTGCTCTACAGCATGAGTTGATATTCTTTGTGGAATATAGCCATTCATAGCCATAATTTGAGCTTGACCACGATTATTTCTTGATAAATAAGCAAAACTATTGCCTAAACGAGCCATTGAAAATTTGGCCGCAATACCATGTTGAGTTGAAGTGCCTGGAACACGTTGGAAAGGAAAAGGATAAGAACCTACGTCTACCCATACTTCAGATGAAGTTTCACCAAGTAAATAAACTTCTCTATGATCTACAATTAAAGATACAAGGTTATCAGGCGCACCGTCTTTAGATGAAAAGCTTAATGGATTAGTAATAGGGCTTAAAGCATTTGTAGAAGCCCATTTTTGTGTATTTGGATCGTTATATACAAAATAATTGTCTACAACATCTACTACGTCACCACCATTAAAAGCACCATCTGAAGAAGGCATTTTACTGAAATTTAAAGCATACATTGTTTCAGAGCCAACAGTTTGTGATGTGCTTAATTGATATGTTCCTGTGCCGCCTGTTCCTGTTCCAAATGTAAGATTAAGAGTTAATCCTGTGCCATTACCGCTTGAGCTTGTAGAAGCTGGATTTGCAGGCGCTGACGTATATGATCCGTTATTTGTTCTAGTTAATGTTGAAACAGCGCCACTACCGCCAATAGCAGTTACAATATATGTAGCAGGCGTTACACCATAAATACCGCCTAATACAGTTACTGTGTCGTTTACAGCATATCCTGTGCCAGCAGTTGCAATTGTTTCACTTAATACAACAGTTGATCCTAATGCGGTTACAATAGTATTTGCAGCAACGCTTGTGCCTTGAATAGTTTGACCTGGATAAATTGTTCCTGTAATTGAGGTAACAGTTAAAGTTGTGCCTGAAATTGAAGCTGTCATACTAGCTGCATTTGAAGCAGAATTCATGTTTTCAGAAGCTACAGTTTGGCTATTATTTAATGTATATGTTCCTGTGCCTCCTGATCCTGAACCCAAAGCAGTAATAACAGTTTCTGAAGTAATGCCTGGGCCAAATAAAGATTGACCAACAGCTATAAGACCATTTTTAATTGATGTAACTGTAAGTGTTGTGCCTGAAATTGATCCTGTAAAAAATGCGCTACTTGAAGGATTATTGATAAACCAAGTATATCTATTAGCGCCATCAACAATATAAACATTTAAACCATTGTCAGCAATACCAACACGACCTGAACTTGTAATAAGCTGACCTATCATTGTAGGCACAAGATTTGATGTTAAAGCGTAAACATAAGGGCCAACAACAGCAACCATAAATTGACCGCCTGATAAAGTTCGCATACCACGAACTTCTTGTTTATTTTGGAATACTATTTTTGATGTAAGACCAGGTGTAGGATATAAAGCAACAACACCTCTTGAACCAGGCGGTTTAAGAGGGTCTATTTCAGGGCGGAAGTTAATACATTCTTGTGCGTCTTGATAAATCGAAGGCGCTTCATAACTTGGGCCGACAAATCCAAAATCAGGCATTTGGAATCCTTAAGGTGTGCCGTAAGCAGTTACGTTTGCTATTGAAGTGAAGTTACCACTTGAATCTAATGATGCAATATTTGATCCGTTATATTGAAAATAAAGTTTTGAACCAACATTAATAATAGTAAAGTTACCAAAGTTACCAATAAAATTAGTAGCAGTTAAATTTGTAATTGTAGCGTTTGTTGCAACTATGCTTGTGCAATTAACTGTTGTAGGATTTAAAACTCCATTAGGAAAGTTTCCATTATAAATGCCATTATTTACATCATTTAGCCATGATGCGTATATAACGGTTTGATTGTCTATAAATGTAGTTGAAGCCATAGTTTTCCCTTAATTATCTGAAGAATCCACCTGTTAATATCCAACCTGCGTCTTTTTGTCTGCTTGATAATAGTGCATCGTTAAATCTAGCTGATTGAACAGGTTTCATATTGGTGCGTTTAATAGTTGCTTTTCCTTGCGCTGCATAGGCTACAATCATTGCTATTTGAGTAGCTGATGCTTTACCATACATAGGCATTAATCGTTCAGCTAAACACCAGCGTAACGCCATAGAATAGCCTTGTGGTAGGTTTACATCGTCATTAATAGAAGCATAGTTTCTAAATAATGTTTGTGCAAACATGTGAATTTCACCTTGAGCAGGATTAGGCCATACAAATACATTACCTGAATCTGAATTAGGGTTGTAATATAAAGCTTTTGGCCATGGGCCATTTAAAGTCTTTAATCCAATCATGTTGTAATCATCCAAAGCTAATATAGCAATTGGATAATCTAAACCACCATTTATAATAGGTTGACCATTAGAATTAGTGTTGATACGCACATAAGCGGAATCAATGCTAAGAGGTTTTTGATAGTAAGCTTGAATAGTGGTAGATGCAACAGGGCTTGGGTAAGTAACATTAAGTAAGTATGTTCCTGCATAGTTTACATTGCCTCCTGCACCTGTTAAATCTTGTAATATTTTAGTGCCAGCAACAATACCTGTGCCTGATAATGTTTGACCTTGTGCAACAGCACCTGACAAAATACCTGTTACTGTTAATACATTTCCTGTAATAGAGCCTGTAAATTGTGCGCCAATGAAGTTAGGAGTTGTATGATTAGGGCCAATAGTATATTGAACTTGTCCTGCAATAACAGGCCAAATAATTTCTGTGACATTAAAGACCATCATATCTTCGTTAGACCATTGGTCAATCATGTCATTTAACATATCAAAAGCGTCTTGAGCTTCTGCTGGTGATGGAGTTTCACCTGAAGCTAATGCGCCAATGTCTTTTAATGCTCTTGAAATAATATCTATTGGTTTTGCCATGTTAAGTCCTAAATATTAGGTTTAAAAGTGTTGGCCAACCAAGGCAAACTACTTGATTTTTGAGATTTTAGTTCAGACAATTGTTCATCTAAACGAGATTTTATACTAGAAACGCCATCTATTGTTGTTTCGTCATTGATCCAATTAATAATAATTTGTTCATATAATTGATCGAATGGCGTAACAATATTTGTGCCTTTAAAAAAATAATTTCCTTCTGTTTCTACAGTATTTTCACCATCTGTAGCAGATAATAAATATTTAGCATGAGTAACTAAACCTTTATCATTTGTAATACTTAATATTTTCCATTTATATTCTGTCATTTAAACAACTTCCACCCAAGATTGAGTTGCTTCATCCCATGAATATAATTTGCCATCTGTAGGATAATCAACAGGTGCTTTCCATTGACAAATAGTTTCATCTAAAATCCATGAATTATATGGTTGCGGAGGCACAAAAGCATCTAAACTTTCATTGTATGTGTATCCAACACCTGCATAATTTTTGCGAAAATTACCGTTATAAGATGTTTGTTTCCAATTTCCGCCTAAAATATTTGTGCAAAAAGCAACACCTTTAGCTTCAGATTCAACACCGTTGTCTAATAATTCTTGATTAGCAACTACAATTACTTGAGTTACTACGTTATTTTCATCTAATTGTGCAAAATGAGCCATATTTTTTTCCTATTAAGCTGTATATGTGCCTGTGCCTGTAAATTTAATAATAGTATTAGAACCGCTTGTTGTAACTGTTGGCGATCCTGTTACTGTGCCTGTGTAGTTTGCTGTAGGAACTGAAATAATAACTACACCTGAACCACCATTGCCACCAGCGCTACCAGGGCCGTCAGAAGTTCCACCGCCACCACCTGAACCAGTATTTGTAGCTCCATTGCCTGCGGTAAATGATCCAGCACCTGCACCAGCTCCACCAATACTTGATCCACCTGAACCAACTGTTCCTGACGGTCTACCAATAGAACCGCCACCGCCACCAGCATAGAAAGCAGGTGTTCCAGTTATAGATGATGCAGTTCCAGCTCCACCATTACCACCGCCAGGGCCTGAATCGTTACCAACTGCTCCAGCACCACCGCCACCACCTGTGCCGTATTGTGGAGAGGCATTGTATCCATAACCACCAGCATTACCTTGACTAGGAGTGCCTGCACCACCAGCATTAGATGGGCCATATCCAGCGCCACCACCGCCTGAACCGCCTGAAGCACCAGTTTTAGTTGTAATATAACCGCCTCGACCACCGCCTACAGTAGCAGTTACGCCTGGGAATGTTGAATTTGAACCATTTGTGCTTGATCCGCCACCGCCACCTACAGTAGCTGTATAAGTAGTTCCGCCAGTAAATGATAATGTTCCAGTTAATAATCCACCAGCGCCACCGCCACCACCGCCAGTATTTCCACTTGCTCCAGCACCACCACCAGCACCGCCAGCTACAACTAAATATGTAGCTGTATATATATTAGCTTTTCCATAAAAGTTAGTTGGCATAATAATAGCTCCTGAAGCAACACCTGCTAAACCTCTTACAGCTGCATCATTTAAAGATATTTGACCTGTAGCAGATTTTCCTAATTCAACTGCAATAGATTGACCTGTTGTTGATCCTGCAAGACTAATTGGGCCTGAACTATTAAGTGCCATTATTTACTCTCCAATTGTTCTATTCTAACTTTTAATTCTGCAATAGCTGCAAAAGCTAATGCGCTTAATTTTGCATAATCTACTGCTAAAGTGCCGTCATTTCTTGTTCTAACAGCTTGTGGGAATACTTCTTGAACATCTTGAGCAATTACACCAAAGTCTGATTTTTGGACAAAATAACCATCTTCACCACCATGTTCAGCAATATAATTATCTGACCAATCAAAAGTTTTACCGCCAATATGCGTTACTTTATCTAAAGCGTTAGAAATGTCTTTAATATTAGATTTAAATCTAATATCAGATGAATAGTAAGCTGTTACGTTATTTGTAGCACGAATTTCACCTGCTGTTCCTGAACCTGCTGTGCCTACACCTAAAGAATTTACTTGATAATTATTAGATGTATTTAAAGCATTGGCAGTCGATGCAGTTCCAGCAGTTAAGCTTGAAGCTGTGCCTGTTAAGCTTGTTCCTGCACCACTAAATGTTGTGGCACTTAATACACCTGTTGATGGCACAAAGCTTAATTTAGTTGATGATGTTGTTGCTGCGTTATTTCCTGTTGTATTTAAAGACATGACAGGATAATAAGTAGATGCAGAGCTTGTGTTGTCTGTAATTCCAATATTTGTAGCATTTGTGGCTGTTGTTGCAGTTGCAGCATTGCCACCAATGTTAGTTGACCATGTTGGAACGCCATTACCTGATGAAGTTAATACTTGTCCTGAAGTTCCGTAGTTAGAAGTGCCTGTTCCTAATACCCATGCGCCTGCTGTTGTAATTTGGAATTGTTGAGAGCCATTTGTATAGAAGCTTAATGGTAAATATGTGCCTGTGCCATTAATACCTGATACTAATTGAACGTCAGTAGAACCGTTAGTTGCAATTAAAATCTTACTTGTATTGGTTGGATCAGCAGAATTTGTAGCTTGCCATGACGCAGCAGTTGATGTTCCATTTGGTAAAGCATAAATGCCTGTTGTAGCATTGGTTGTTGATGTTTGAAAGGCTGCTCTGCTATTAAATGTAGCATTACTAAAATCACCTTGGAATCTAGCTGATGTGCCACCTAAATTTAAAATAGTTCCATTGTAAGTAAAATTAGCACTTGAACTAAATGCGCCTGTGCCATTTCCGTAAGGAATATAGTTAGCTGTTAAAGATGTTAATCCTGTGCCACCATTAGCTACGTTTAATGTGCCAGCTAATGTAACAGCGCCTGTTGTGCCTGTTGAAGGCGTAAATCCTGTTGTTCCTGCGCTAAATGATGTAACGCCTGAAGCTGGTATTGCAGCCCATGAAGCAGTTGTGCCATTAGACGTTAAAACA